GGCCTAAAAGCTTTTCAGCTTCTTGGTGCATCCGCACAACATCTTTGATGTCTTTACCTTGATACTTGTCAGGGATTGAGTCTTCTTCGACCTCCTGAACAGTTTCCTCAACAGGCTGTTCAAGTTCTGTTGTATCTTCAGTATTTTCTAATGATTCGTAGTTTTCGTTTTCATCCTCTGTTGGACGCTCAATCAGTTTTGCCATATTGTACTCCGTGCTGTTAAAGCATTATGGAAGTGATTATTTACGTGCGGCTCTTTCATGATCTCTTGCCCACTTATCATCAGCATCGGGCCAGCCGGTGCCTTCAAATTTCGTAGAGATCGGAGAGATTATCCGCACTGCGGTATGTCCACACTCATAACAGGTGCGTAACTTATCATCTGAGTTACACCACTGTTCTTCAATGTGGTTACATTCTGTGCATTTGAAATCAAATCTTTTCAGCATTTTCAGCCTCCAAGATCATATCATATGCTTCTTTCAAAGACACTTCAAAGTTACTAAGTCTTTGAAGTATATTTCGTTCTCCCTTTACCAGATTCAATGAGGCTTCATCTTTTATATCCTCAATACGGTAAGCGGTTAAACTATCGTTTAGATCTGATATAAACTGTTTCCAACCTTGGTGTAAAAACAAGTCAAAATACAGTTCATAATACTTTTCATCTTCTTTGGTCAACACATTCTCCTTGATGGTGCGTTGTCTATATAGAATATATTAGCATATTTTATGCCAAAAGTCAAGATTATGTGTTTGTTTTTCTGGTTGTTGTTGGTTTAGCCTTTGCATTTTGCTCTAATTTGGTGATTCTTTTGTCTAAACCATCTAAGATTTTGTTAATTTCAACCAAGATTGCATTCAGTTCGGTTTGGCTAATCACAGATTATTTTCCCTCATTTGTTTATCAACAATTCGTTCATCAGATGCAATCGCCCGTTCCTTCAACAGTAATTCAGCAAGTTTGACTCTGCGTTCGAACTCTTTCTCATCTTGATCTCCGGGTTCAAGGTTTGTTGTTAGCACCTTCAACCGGTCTGTTTCATGATCGTAAGCAACAAATTGTGTTTCTGTTGAAACTTTACGTGCTCTTGCCATTGCTTCAGTTGATTGCGCCTGATATAGGTCTAACTGAGCTTGAATTTGAGCAAGCTGTATTTGTTGCTGTTGTTGTTCAGCCTGTGCCGCTTCAGGGTTTGGTTGATTAGCTTGACGAAGCCCTTGTATAATTTGCTCACGGTTTGACAAGTTCATGTTATCAACAATGGATTCAATCAATAGCGGATACATTGGTGAATCCGGTGACATTGTTTGAAGCAGTTGTACAAGCTGTGTGACTTCATACTCACGAGCAATAATGCCAAGAGAGCTTGATGCTGTAAACTTGTAGTCCTGTACAGGGTATAGCTCTGGATCAAACTGCATATACCGATATGCCGCTTTCTCAACAAAAGGTAACAAGAAAGCTTCTTGGAAGTTAATCAATGTACGCTTGTGGCGTTTAATGATTGCTCCCAACGACATACTGATACCGGCGGCAGTAGAGTCTCCGTTAATACTACCGGGGATTCCTGCCGCATCGATAGAACCTGTTGCCATCTGCACCATAGTTTGCAGGTCTTTAGCTTGGGTGAACGAGACCTGATCAAGCGCACCGAATTTAAACGGTTGGAGGATTTCTGAAGGATTACCGTTTGTAAGGATGGTCTTGCCGGGTCTAATTTCCATTTTTGCTCCACGAGGAAGGCGTGAAGCATCAACAGCAAGCATAGGATGTACAGTAAGCGCAAGTGCGTCAATTCGTGCTCTCAGTTCAGTGTCAAGTGCTTTTTGGGCGTTGTAACCTTTTTCACAGATGCCACGACCCCAGAAACGACCGGGAACAACATCCCAAGGAAATGCAACGACAGGTCTGTCCTGCATCATGTAGGGATTTTCTTCAATTTTAAGTAGCGTACCACCATTAGCCAACACAACAATTGCTTCAATGTATGACTTGTTTGGTACGTCCAGTTCTTCGATTTCTTCTTCAGACATCCCTTCAGAAATTGCATCAATATACAAATCAACTGGTACCAGACCATAATACTTCGTTAGACGTACTTTATCATCTGTGTACATCGTAATTTCTTTATCAGGTTCTAAATCCGTGTCAGTATACGATGTTTCAATACTGACATCTCTGTAGATACCAGCTTCAATCCCTTGTTCAACAAGATGCTTTGGTACAAACTCATCAATGGCAACACCTAATGCCTCGTCAATGTTTGTAGCAACTGGATCAATTAAAAAGTTTTGCGGTAAGATTGGACGGAGCTTAATCACATAACGATCTGTTTCTAACACGCCGTAAGCTTGCATAGCTCCATCTAAGACAGGCTGTGTCGCCGGTCTCATTTCTTTCTTTTCTTCCAGAATCAACTCACCGATACCGGTGCCAAAGATTGCTGAATTAAGAATACATTCCGCAACAGATTTACGTACCTGTGTCTTTTTAAAATCTTCGTCTAATTGATTCCGAAGCGATTGTACATCAACAGGGTTTTGATCACCGAGGTCATCTTTGATGTCAAACCACACCCCACGACCAAAGGTTGCTTCTTCAACTTCAGCAACAGCAGACTCAACAGCTTGTTGCAGTGCAGGGCTAATTAAACGTGAACGCTCACTATCACGCACCCGATCTGATGGGTTCCAAATTCCACGCCATAGTCTGTAATACTCATCAAACTTGCTTTCGTAGTTGGCTTCAAAGTGGTCACGCCATTGATCACATTTACTGATTACCCAGTTCTCTAAACCAGATAAAATTTCAGATCTGTTTTCATACTCCATAGATTAATACCCTGCGATTGGATCTAAAAATTCAAACTCATCTTCTTCAAAATCGACATAATAGCTAACTTTAGCTAACTGGTCGATGTATGATAAAGAGTCCACTAAGTCATCATGTACTAACGGGTTAGGAAACTGAAACAACTCATCTAAAAACTCCGTGTTCCACTCTCCTTCCGATAATGTAATTTTGCCATGTTCAAAACGACCTTGTAAAGCCCAAACAACACGATCAGTCTTTTTCTTATTACCGTGTGTCAACTCTTCAACTCTAAAGAATCTTTGACCACTTTTCATTAAATCTGTGAGATACGGTAATACGGCATTTCGTAATGCACCCTTCTCAATCCCAACAGCAATCGGTTCATATTCTCTGACAGCCTCAAATATCTTTCTGGCAGTCTTTTTAATATCCCAACGTCCGTAAATAATATCAGCAACCCACCAGCCATCAGGACTGGCCTTAACAATCGTAATCGCTGTTTTATCCAACTTTGCGTTTTTACCAGTTGCTTTACCAGCAACATCAGCAAAACCTGCAAGGTCAACAGCGATATAATAATCCCCATCTTTAGGTTCATCGTTGCTAAATTTAATCCAATCTTCTTTGAAGATCTCTGAGCCTAAAGCTTCAAAGCTCGCCATAAACTCCTGTCGGAATGCATAGCTCGACATTGACTTTTTAGCCATATCGATCTCTTCAGGATCGAGTAATGGATTATCATAACTGGTAAAGTGCCATGCTTGATATGTAGGATCTTCAGCAAGCTCACCGTACTTAAACAACTCATAAAAGTGGTTACGACCAAGCGGTGTCCCAATAAACATCGCAGATCCTTTCTGGTCAGCCAATGCAGGTCTTAGTACGGTTTCCCACACTGATGGCTTCATATCTGCATATTCATCGAGTACCAAGAACTTCAACGATACCCCTCGCATCGTCTCAGGTCTGTCAGCACCTTTTAAACTAATTGTAGCTCCGTTGATTAACTTAATTTGCATGTTGTTAACATGTGATGAAGTCACAACAGGGTTACCAAGCTCCAACAAGGTATTCCACATAATATCACGGGCCTGACCTTGTGTCGGCGCTACGTAGAATACATGCCCTCGATCAGTCTGGAGAGCATTAATAATTAACATCCATGCCGCTAATCGGCTTTTACCAGTTCGTCGCCCAGCCGCTACAATCTTAAATCGAACATCACTGTCAAATACTTCTTGTTGCCACGGTAACAGCTCTACTTTGAGTTCAGTCAAGCAGAGGGTTCCGCATCAACATATTGTTACGCATATCCATCTCATCTAAAAACGGATATACAGGCTCACCCTGTTCATCCATCGGTACAACATCAGCACCTTCACCGGCTTTAGGGATTTCAAATCCTAACGGAGCTAAGAAGTCTAAGACATCTCCGGGTGTTGCATCATCTAAGTTGATGCCATCGGCAAGAGCCTCATCGGACAAACCCAAACCGGCTAGACCTAGTCCAACAGCGGCACCAGCAGGGCCAAAGATTTTAATAGCGCTGTAGACTGGGTGCTTTTTACCTCTCACTTCAATCTCACCAACTTTGTCGCCAAGCTGTATACCACCTTTCTTTGTTGGGCGTAGCCTTGGTTCAGTCTTAGACTTTTCATAGCGAGCCAGATCAACACCCTCTGGGAACTCAGCTTGCACTGTGTAGTAATGTTGTTTACCGTCTTCAACAGATACTAACGGAAAGTTTTTATCAGGATCTGGGTTGAATCCCGGAGGCACTTCAGTCCAGTTCCAACCTGCTTTTTTCTTAAACAGATTGGTCTTTACTTTGCGACCGGTCTTTTTAATTTCGCCGGTAGTATCTAATTCTTGCGACACCTTCATGACCGGTTTACCTTCACCAGTCACACCAATTACAGCCTGCTTAGGTCGTTGACCTGTAATGTCCTGTGGCCCTTCTGGCCCCATTTCTAAATATCTACCACCCGGCGTATATTCAAACTGACCGCCTAACTTCGGATTGTAGGCTTTATCGGCAGGATCAAAGAATCGTTGTGGTGCTGGAAATACACTGCGTCCTTTGGCTTGCAACTCATCAAATAAGCTCATGCGTTTCTCATCCAGTTTTCTAACTCAACAGAGCGATTACCAACCTGATTGTACCAACGAGAATTTACCATCTCATTAGCGGCTTTATTCCAATTCCCTTCATTCACAGCGGTAACCATATTCTTAAACTTGCCTAATCGAGACCGTCCAAGATTAAAAGCCATATTGACTAACACTCGTTTTACTTGGTCTGGTAAAGAATCAAAGTTTAAAAACAAAGCTCTGCAGTCTGTTAAAGCTTCATCACAATCTTCTTTAAACCATTCCAACACTTGTTCCATCGAGACTTCATCACCGACAGCAAGCTCTTCAAACCCATACAGTGCATGACCTATACCAACAGTAGGGATTCCTTCAGTACATAAATACACTGTGGTTTTACAGCCCTCATGCTTGGTGAGGTCTTCTTTAATCTGTACAAACAAATCTTCAGTCATCTGATTCCACCGGCTCGATATCAATAATATCTTCATCATTCTGTACAGATGCTTTCGCTCCAACACCTGTAATTGTAATACTGACGCTATTCTTGCCCTGTGACATCTTATCCTTTTCAAAATAACTGACAGGCAACATCCGATCCATCAACAACTTCCAAGCCGCCGCTTGATTCTTATGCTCATCATCCAACGCCGCATTAAATATTGCATCCATGACTTTAACAGACTTAGGGGATGCTAACATCCGAGCTTTATACTCATTAATGATAGCGGCATCACCGGGAGGACGACCTCTAACACCCCTGTTGCCTTCCTTTTTAGCAACAACTTCGCCCTTTTTCGGTCTACCTCGACCTCTTTTTTGCTGTTCAGTCATGGAACTATCTCGTTTTCTCCATAGGCTGTACAGTCTACCACAAAACCAGTGCAAAGTCAACTAATTTGGCATGAAAGTTGCACAGTGTGTTATAATATAACATTCTTTGTAGTATCAAAGGCTTGGTCGATAGTTCATTTTGTGACTAAATTAATCTTTTTAGTCACTTTTTAGAACAAATAAGCTATTTTAGTCTTTTGCAAGTCTGTGTAGGTACTATAATATTTTAAAGCCTGTGTAGCCCCCTCCGGGGGAGTCGAGTCAGGCCTGTGGATAACTTGTGTAGAACCTGTGGATAAGCTGTGGATAACTACACAGTCTGCCTGTGGATAACTTTGCAGGCTGTGGATAAGTCTGTGGATAACTTTGCAGGCTAAAAAGTTATGCACAGGTTTATGCACAGGCTATGTTGCGCTGTTCTGGTGCTGATATTGCGCTGGTGCAGGCTGTCGAGTCAGTAAAGTGTGAGGGTCGGTAAAGTA